AATAAATAGTCCTCCACTACTCCCGGCTCACGCCGGTTTCGAAAGTATAATTAGTAGTTGGGCTAAACCCAAGGTCCTAAATCATACCACCTAGGTATAAGCACGCGAACTTTTGCGTGCTTAGTTCTGCCTGGGAGGGAGATTGAGTTCCCCTTCCCGCTGCTCTCACCGTATGAGCCTAAGTTCGGCTCGTCCTCACTAAACGTCGATGCTAATTGACGCAATGTGAAGTGCGGATGACGTGTTTTGTTAACCACGTCGAGAGAACCTATCGTCTGCAGTCTGTATAGATGCAGGCCGTGGTGGCTCAGCTCAAGCTGAGCCGCCAGGACCGCCCACACTCGGACAAAGTTTCCTTCTAGTCCGTTTGTGGCTCGCTTACGTTCGACGGAGGGGTGATCGATGTTCTCGATGATCCCCATGTCGCCGTAGCCTTCACTGATTCTCGGGGTATTACTTCCGAGGGCGTCAGCAAGAAGCTGCCAACAACGATATAGAGCCCGATCACAGCCAATAGAAGCACGGCGATGAGAAAGCCTTCTAACATTGTTGGTAAGCTTGAGAAGTGCGGTTTTTCCATTTAAACGTTCCTTTTGGAAGATAGGTTTGATGTTATACCCGTTAAAGTAATGCTCGCCGCAGCTCTCCCTGTAATAAGTGCTAGAGTAACTCTTGGCACTGTTCACGGTAAAGCCGAGGTCTGCACAAACAGACGTGTATACATCAGCAGCTTCGCTGTTTAGCACAACGTCGTCACCGAAAACGCTAATCAATTTCTCTTTGTGGGATAGTTGATTAGGGTCAAAGCTGTCTAATACAGCCTTCCCGATAGCCCAAAATATTAGGCTTTCGAGTTCAAAAGTGAAGCCGTTGCCCATCGAACTGAATTTCTCTAGTACGATGTGTTTTTCAGCGACAGAACAGACGCTCGATCTGAATGCCTCAAGGACCTGTAACCATCTATAAGGGATCATAGCTCTCACGAGCTCCTTAGAGACAGTATCACTAGCGGCTGAAAAGTCGATGGTAGCCAGAGTATTACTCAGGCTTCCAATACGAGCTAACCTACCGTTGTGAGACTGGTCCTTCAGATCGATACCAATTCCTTTTAAACGCTTTTTTAGGAGACTCCCTACACCTTTTTGAAACCAAAGATTTAACCCTGGCTCTATGGCGATAGTTCGATCCGTTTTTGCATTCTTGGGAACGGTAACAACTTTTGCAGCATTTGTGATTGTGAACCGAGGGACCCAGTTTGGATAAACCAAATCCCACCAACCGGCTACAAAGTTGTACGCATCATTGGTGATCCCGGATTCAACCAGGAACTTTGTTGGAGCAGTTGCATTGCGGCGTTTTATTGCCACAGTAGCACCAGGACCCCAGTTGCACAGTTCTAACCATTCCACAGCATCGAAGTCACCGAGCACCGCCTCTATTTTTCTAGTAGCATTCGCGAGAATACTGCTAGTACGTGGGTCTTTATAGTTCCCACGTAAGATGCGACGATTGGTTTCTCGACACTGCTCTTCAGCAGCAAAGAACTTTTCTAAGGCAACTTGAGCGGTATCCAAACCTGTCTCAAGAAATTCTGCCTTCGATAGGAACTTCGTTGCAGCTAGACTGTCTCGCGCAGCTCGGAAATCGTTGTAGTCACCCGGGTTGAACTCCAGGTTCGCTAACGACTCGTGCTGGCCACTCTTGTAGAGAAGCCAGCAAGTGAGACTACGTGGACAGTCTAGGGATGCGTAGAACTCCTCAATAATTTGAGGCGCAAGCTCGTTATCATGATTCATCATGGTACTCTCCTTCAATTAAAACGAAAGGAACCTATATTCAACCTTAGTTAAAAGATTGCTTCAAGGCTAGTGAACGCCGCAGTAGAAACTGCGTTATCCAGCAGATTGCCGCCGAATGCACGAAGATCGAGTCGCACCTGTTCCGAAGCTTGCTTCGGAACGACGCTTTCGATATTAATGTATGCTTCAGCAATCTTTTTGGAAGTGTCCACGGAGTCCATAACTGGAATCATGACACGTTGCTTAATACGAGCAACCTGGCCACCGTTCTTCGGCAGAGAGACGCGCATAGTGACGGAGCGTTTAGCATCAAAGATGCTATTGGCGTCCAGCCATTTTGCAACACCCTCTGGGTCGATCGATTGGGGGTTAAATACTACGTCTGCAAGTGCATTGTTCTTCAGTGTAAGAGCAGCGAATGAGCTCATGGTTATTCCTATGGAAAGTGTTACTTTTTTAATTGACGAAGGAGAGCAATCGCGTTTAGCAAATGATCCCTAGATACCGGATCCTTAAAACTTGGAACCGGTAAAGGCGGAACGGTCGTGAGTACCTCTCGGACACAGTAGATTTTCTGGGTTGTAAAGCCAGATATCGCAGTGTCCCAGGTATACCCATTATCGTCACGTCCTCCGAACCTACGCTCGAAAGTCGTATTCTCTTTCAAGAACACGGTCTTAGTACAGTACACAAGCTCTACGCTTGAGAAAGCGTCCATATTAGCTAAGTAGTCACCTATTGGTATGAACCAATCGGCAACGAAGCTATACGGAAGCAGTTCCCAGACAAGAGATAATGGGTCTGTAAAGCCCAATCTACTTAAATCCCTAAGCAACGGTTCGTTGCATCGGAGTTTAGCCTTGTAGGAAACGCTACCTTCCGCATCGACATAGACATCAGTAGTACACTTAACGTCAGTCGAGACGGATTCGGAATGCACTTTTGCACGTGGTACTAATACAGGTTTTTTGACCTGTACATTGAAAGATACCTTCTCCCCCATAGCAAGGTGCTTGGCTGCTCCGTCAATATCTGACAAAAGCGGCTTTACGCCATACTGTACGAGAAGCCAGGTATTCGCTAGCTCCTTAGAGTTTTGCGGTACCAAACGACGTAGTGCTTGTTTAACGTTTCCCTGCTTCAATGACTTAACTGCCTTAGCCAAATTTACAACGGCATCGGACAGCATAGAAGCAGTCTGTCTACGTTCACCTAGGGCTTGTGCGAGATTAACCGCACTATTCTGGACCTTCTCGTAAAATTTGGAAAGTCCATCGGATGATGCTTTACTAATAGCGTTCAAAGTGAGAGACGATAAATTGTTCTCATTAAGATAGCCACTAGGATCCGGCCCTAAAGCTACATACGACCCGAACGGGACATACGGAGCCCAAAGTGGTCCCTCAACAACGCGATACCAGTCCTTATTATAGCGACCGGTAATAGACGACGGCCCGAATTGGGTTGTCAGAACACGTTGATAAAGGAGCCTATTCGGATTCAGGAAACGCTTACCTCTCTTACGAGAGTTCTGCACCTTAGCAAGTCTTACACTACGGAGTTTCTTATTCCGAGTATAGTACTCGCGTCGGTCTTTTTCCCTGACAACTTTGTAGGAGAAACGTTTTTTAGTATCAATCGGAACGAGCATCTTCCGAAAAGACACAGGTGGAGCAGGTACGTCCTGTCTTACAGTGTTAGTGCCAGAACGGATCCAGCCCTCAGACTTAAACGTATTCGCAAATGAGTATTCCTTAAACCCGGAACCTCCGGGATAAAAGTTGTACACACGGGCGATCGCGTCGAAGTACTTTGAGCTATTACCGTACGACATTTACACCTCCATCATCAGTGCCAGGACGAGAGTCCGGCATAGATAGAGTCTCCCCCAACTTCTTTACAAGGACCGAAATGTCAGCGATCGTTGATTGCATCATAAAACGATCGATACTATTTGCCGATGATTCATGGCTAACGTAGTACAACATGAGGTTTACAATGCTTTCAACGAATTCTTTGTCGTCTCGCTCCTTTGCAGAAGCGAGGAAACTAATGAATAACGTTAGAATTTGCATGTAAGTGTTCATGTGTGACTCCTTGTTTAGTTGTTG